AGCTTGATATATTGGCCCTGCGGAAATTGTTTTAATTGAATCATCTGTATGTTTTGTAAAAAGTGTTCCATCGGCTGTGTTTACAGCAACTTCTCCAACTGCTAAATCACCTGCAACTGGAACATCATTTGCTGTTGAAGATCTTTTAAGCTGTATTTTTGTAGCCATGTCATGTTCCTTTTATTAATAAGCCCCACCATCAAGTGTTACATTTTGAAGTGTTTCGCTACCTAAATCCCAAGCATCACTTGTTTCATTCCATTTAAATGTTTTAGTAGCCTCATTACCACGTTTGATAGAAATACCACCGTCTTCAGAAGGAGTAGTGGTTACATCTATGTCTGCGTTGAGCAAAATAATACTGTCACCAATATTAACTTCATTAGAGTTAACGGTAGTAGTTGATCCACTAACTGTTAGGTCACCTGCAATTACTGTATCTCCATCTTTATCAACAGTAAATAAGGCAGAGCCACCAGAGCTTAATACTTCTACTATATTAGCAGTTTGGCTTGCATTACCCTTAACAGTAAGTTGTACATTATCGCCATCACCGCCAACAGTAATGTCATTAGTAGTAGAAGATCCTCTATCTGTAACAGAGTCTAATGTGTCTGACTCTGATGTAAGAAATCCAGAATCGTTATTAAAAGTAGATAGTTTAATTTCGCTAATAGCTTTACGTTTTTGACGATTTCTACTTCCTGCTGTTACACTATCATCTAAAATAACAAGTTCATCATCTTCTGTATTAGCTTCAGTCATATCTGTTAATTCTTCAAGATCAACATTAACTGTTATAGATCCTGAACTTGTAATAGGGCTATTAGAAACATCAATAAGATCACCTTCTGTAATCCCTACAGAAGTAACTGTTCCTGTTGTTGACGTAAGAGAATCAAAACTAGAACCATTGTGAGCTTTTAATATATTATTAGCTGTATCATACCAAAGATCACCTGCTTCTGCATGACTAGGTGCAGAGGCTCCCACATAAGGGTTACCAACAAGAACAATATTATTACCATTGTCTTTAGTGTATAGTTTACGATCAGTAAGGTTAATCGCTAGTTCGCCTTTTTCTAAATCACCAGAAACAGGTTCAGCGCCTCCTGTGGTGGACTTTTTAAGTATAAGAGTAGTTGCCATTAAAAAGTTCCTCCCTTAATGGTCATATTTTCTTCAATTGTATTTGTAGATACATATTTGTTAGAGGTTGTATTATAAACTAATACAGACCCATTTTGTCTATTTGTATTATCAACATCAGATAAAGAAGTAGTTGTGAATGTGTGGGCAACTAAAGTATTATTGTTTCCCAATACTATACCGTCACCTTCTGAAATACCTGAAAGATTAAAACTAGTATTTCCTAAACCTAATCCATTTACAATATTTTCAGCATTTGTTTCAGCAGTTTCAGCCGCTGTTTGAGCCGCGCTAGCAGTAGCGGCAGACTCTAAAGCTTGGTTGGCAAAGGTTTCTATTTCAGATAAGGTAGATGCAAGCTCTTGCTGTACACTATCGGATGCTTGCCCTTTAAACAAACCACCGGCTGTAACTTTATCTGATATTCCTGTTACACTAACAGAAGCAGTAGCAGATGCGGCTGTACTATCAGTAGTATTAAACAACCCTCCTGCACCAGAAGAAATAGTTGGATCTGCCATTTAAATCTCCTATATCAAACCATTAGTGTTAATATTAATTTGAACATTACCGCCAGAAGAGTGTCGTTTTGATTCTTCTCTATTTAATTCATCAATCTCTGATGTAAATATTTGACCATACATTTGAACAGACTCTGGTTCATTAAGATAAATAAAAGCTTCTGCTAATGCTCCATTTAAAATTATGCGCTCGTTTTCATCCCTAAGCCAATTAGGAACTTCTGAACCGTAGTAACTAGCTGTTGTTATAGCTCTAGTTTGACCTACAGGAGCCGCAGGTATGGAGGAGTCTGCTACAGACGTTTCATAGTATGTAGTCGTTATTACTTGATTATCGGATGTCCTTGTGTAAACTGCTTTCTTTAAACTATCAGTACTTACTACTTGTCCTGTTTTAAGATCTGTCGGAGCAGGATTACTTTCTGTAATTTCAGAAATAAAAGTCTCACTAAGATTAGCGTTAGCCGCTGTAACATCATACCTTGCATTTAAAGCAGGTAATCGTCTATAGTAATACAATTCTACTTTATCTTCTGTCCCTGATACATTGGATGTATTAAATCCTGGGGACAAAAGAATATTGTTTCCCTTACGTGTCCAATAAGCTGATGCATTATATTTTTCGGCATAAGTGTCAAAAAATGTACGAACATCTGATTTTTCATTAAAGACTCTTTTCGTAGCACCATCAGCGGCAATTGATCTAATCTGAATGAACTCAATAAGATTAGAAGGAATTGCTAACTCTGTAAAGCTAGGCGGTCCTGTCGTAGTAGCGGCTGTAAGCTCCGTAGAGTTATACGTAACTGTAGTTTCCAAAGGAGGTACACGCAAGGTACGATAAGCTTTATCAGCCGCATAGGTTAAACAATCAGCAATAATCGCATTACTTAAAACTTCTTCATCTCTATTAGCCCAATTACGAACTAGCTTAACAAATTCATTATAAGTTTTCATATCATCACCTTAATAAGACAAAAGGTATTTATACTCCGTCTTAATTATATTTCTAAATTTTATCATTTTATCACGATCTCTCATTGTGTTGGGATCATGAATATCAATACCGTATTTATTAAGAATATCAATAGCTACAATATCTGGTATAGTAGCAAATTTTTTATATCCAACATTATCTTTTTGCCCTGTATCTCGATCTCGTTTAGCTTGCTCAAGAAAAGGTTTTTCATCTTGTTGGACAGACCACACAGACTCTCCTGTAGTGGACCCTGATTCGTACTCAAATGTACCTTGAAGTGACCCTGGATTACTCTTGTCCCCAACTTTCCATTTAGCCATCTAATATCCTTAATCTGAAGAAATCTGTACAAATCGGCCTGACTTGCCGATGAAGCCTAATACGGGTGTAGCGACAGTCACTTCAGTGCCTGAACCATAATATTTTACCGTATTAATTGTATACCCATATCCACTAGTTGCATCTGCTTCTTTCCATATGCAACTATCCGCAGGGTAAATTACACCTGTAGTGTTGTTTTTAATTACTAACATAAATTATTACTCCCAAATAATTTAATAAAAGAAGGAGAGCCGAAGCTCCCCTCCTATGTATGCTATGCTGATCCTGACAGACCGTATACAGCACCACAACCTTTGGGGTTACGAACCTCAAGAGTTGTTTCTTCAACCATCATACCCTTGGTTGAGTCACCTTGCTGACCTACATCAACTTCTGTAAGTGGACGTAGAGTCGCAATGCTGAACCACATTGGATCATAGATCAACGCGGCAAAGTCTGCTACATCTACATTAGCCCCACCATTTCCGATGGGAGCATTGTTAGAAAGACCCATAATGTAGTTAGGAACTACCATCAGATCACCAAAGTCTGACATGTATACGTCAACTGATTGGCGTAGCTTGCCGTCAGCATCCATGTTACGCCTAACGCCTGTATCACCAACCATTAAGTCAGAGAAATCACGACGAAGTTTTGGAGAAAGCATAATACGAGATGCTTTACCACCTTGCTCATAGATCTTCTGCATGACTGTATCAATGTCTGATAAAGTCAAAGCGGTACGTCCATCAGCGGCATCACCAGATGTGACTGTAGCTGTACCCTCATTAGTTGATCCAACCGCAGGAGCTTGGAAATCACCATTGTACTCTACAGTGGCATCATCGTTAATAAACGCTTGATAACCACCCATTTTACGTGGGCTTGATGCTGACGCTACGTTGTAAGAATGAACTACATCAAACTCAACATCACGACGAAGCTCTGTGCCACGCTTTTTCAATTGGTACGCATACTCATCTGCGACACCTGCCTGATCGACAGCACGACGAGTTCCTGACACAGCAATGGTCTTACCATTAATCTGTGTGTAGTTACCTAGACGAGTACGATGTGGACCTACGTAATGTGCTCCCGCAATATAGTCTCCTCCGCTTGTAGCACTTGGATCTACAAAATCTGAGCCTTCAGCTAGACGAGAGTTTCCTGGAGCTTGTAGCTCATCTGTTTGCCACTCATGGTAAATAGCCGTAGCTTTTGCTTTACCAATAGAAGAAATAAAAGGTGTTTCTTCACGAGTGATCATTGTAATAAAATTAGCCAAATCCTCACGCTGTGAAACATCTGCGTCTTGACGACCAGACGTTACATCTGCTTGAGCACGACCTGTGGATACACCACGACCTGCAACAATTGCCATTATAGCCTCCGAAATTATTGTTGTTATTTATATTGTGAATTAAGATTCACCAAGAGATCGAGAAGCAAGTTGTCGTAAGAAAGCCATTTGATCGTCTGATGATGCATCCTCTCTGAGTGCATTTTGCCTAATAGCATTAGCTCGATCCGACTTTTGTTTAGATGCTGATTTAGCTTTTTTAACAGGAAGCTTTTTAGTAGCAACGGTTTTCCGTTTAGCTTTTCCCTTTGTAACTCCTTGTTTTAGAATTCTGTAATCATTTACAAACTTAACTAAAACAGGATCTACAATGGTATCAACTATTTCTTCAGAAATTCCTTCACCTACTGCAAACTCACGAATCTCAGAAGCCACACTTTCATCAAACCCTGGGACATACGTTTCGATATGTTCATTAAAACTATCTAATGCTTCAACCCATTGTTTTTCTAAAACAGCTTCTTGTTGTTCTTCCATGTTTGCAAGGATGCCTTCACGCTTTTTACGAGCCGCCCAATACTTGGACTGAGCTTGTTCACGTTGATCCTTTAGTTCGGACAACTCATAAGTGTCACCGTTGTCCCTTGCTTCTTGTATTTTAGCTTCGATATCATGATATTGTTTAGCAAAAGTTTGTTCGTCCTGTAGCAGGACAATTGCGCTTGCTTCTCCAATTTTATTAATCTCAGCTAGTTGTGCTTCACGTTCAGCTTCTAATTCCTTACGTGCTTCTCCTAGTTCACGACCCTTCGCAGAAAGAGATTGTTCTGTAGAGTAACCTTTTACAAGATCACTAAAGGATACAGGCACTTCCTCACCGTCAATTTTGACAATAACTTGTGCATCCAAGTCAAGATCATCCAAAGAGTAAACAGTAGCATCTTGGGTAGCCGTAGCATCCTCATCTTCTATTTCTTCTTCTTCGTATTCAACTTCTTCTTCATTCTCATTAACGACTTCATCAGACTCTTCTGGGTCTTCTTCATCTGAATCAGACGGGCCAACTTCTGGGATCTCTTCAACGGGTAGCGATTCAGACACAAATTCAGATTGTGAAATAACAGCATCCAAGAGTTCTTGTTCGGTTGGGCCATTAACATCGGCAGGAATGTCATCCGTAGGTAGAGATTCGTTTGCTTCTGTATTCATAAATTGTAATTCCTCAATTAAGCTTTAGCAACAGCAGTTTTCTTTGCTGTTGTTTTCTTTGCAGGAGCTTCTACTACTGCTTCTTCTACAGTAGGAGCTTCTACTGCTATTTTTTCATAACGCTCTTTTAAATAAAATAAGTTTGCCAGAGTGTCAGAATTTACTTTTAATTTTCCTGGGCTACGCATAGAATCGTATTCCAAAGAATTTATCATTAAATTAATATTCTCTATGAGCTTTTCTGTTTCAATTACTCTCATTATTGTCCTCCATAAATTTAACATTTTTACCTAACATTTCATACTCGACTAATTTTTTACGAACATCCCCAAGAGCTAAGGCAGAGTTATAAATAAACTCCCGTGTCTTAGTCTCATGGGGATCTGTTTTTAGCCAATGCATAAAATAGGTTACAAGTAATTCACCATATGCGTCATCAAAGAAAACATTACGTTCTCTAGATGCAAACTCAGCATTTACTAATGCTTCTTTTGCTAACACATCTGGATGCACCTTATTTCCCAGGTTCTTCTCACCTGCCTTTCGGTATTTATCCATTTTTATCCTTGCATGTATTGTTTAGTCATCGCAACAATTTCATCAAATGTTGGATGAGGTGGTACGTTCGCACCTTCTTTGACAGCACTAATAGCAGTGTCTGCCCACTCTTGATAATGCCGATCTATAGCAACTGCCATTTGTCTTGCGTTATCATCCATAGTGTTTCTTGCTTGAGCTTGAGTGTAAGCCACATTAGCTTGTTGTAGACCTACATCTGCTTGTGCTTTAGCAAGTTCAAGTTCTTTAGCCTGTTGAGCTTCTTGTGATTGCTTTTGCATAACTTGCGCTGCTTTTTCTTTAAACTCATCCTCTGTGTAATCCTCTAGGAAGTCATTAGAGTCTAAACCCATTGCTTCCACAAGTTGTGTGGCTAGCATAGCAGGAGCTTCTGGTTTGACAACCATGCCAACACCTTGCGCTTTCAGCGCAGGTAATACCTCAGAACCAACTGATTTTAGTTTTTGAATCTTGTTAAGATTAGAGTTTTCTCCGATATCCACAAAGATTTCACATTCTAAGTTGTAAGGTAAATCTGATGGATTAATTGTAGCAAAAGAGTTAGCTAGTGTGCAAGAGACTTTCTGAGTCATGCATTTACGCAGTGTGTGGTATATTCCACGGCATAAATGTTTAAACCCTGTTTCTGCAAACCGTCTAGCAATCTGTTGTATTCTTTTCTGAGAAGCTGATTGTACTGCCGCTAGCTTTTGCTCAGAGTTTCCAGATACGTATAAAGTGTCGTTTAACCCTTGAGCCGCCTTTGACATACCTGTAGCTTGCTCTTTAATCATCTGCAAGTGCTCTAACAAAGGTACTGTTCCCGTACTCATTGTTTCGGGAACCAATGCAGAGACTGCACCATTGGGGTTACCATTAGTAGGTATGATCTGTTTTGGTTTCATGTTTTGAAGCGCAGAGAAATCTACTACGTTTGGATCTGCTAGCTTTGGTGAGTAGTTAGTTAAGTATGTGTTTTCAACAAACCCACGTAAGATAGCTGTAGACGCAAGTGTAGAGGAGCGTGTAAAGTCTGCGATAGACATTCCATAGAACTCAAACGGGATATTAATGGGAGACAAAGAAGCCAGAGGAACCATATCACAATCTTCTTCAAATAGAATATGTTTACCTGCAATAATGAATCTTTTTAGCTCTGCTATTCCATCCCCATCACGATCTACTCGCATCCAACACTCTGTAACCGTAACTTCACGATTAGCTTCTAATGGTGTCTCATCAAGATTCATCGAACCTTGCCAATATTCTTGACCTGTGATTAGTTTACGAGCCGCTACATCTTCTGCGTATCGTGTGACAATATTGTAGCTACTGTCTCCTAGACTATTCCAATCGTCTTCAGACAAGGCTTCTGATATCTCAGGCCACATCTTACGCATTTCTGAACGAGTGTATGTTGATTGCAGACCAACAAAGTCTGCATTTTCTATGCTCGATGCGTCCCTAGATATTCTAAAGGATTCTGGTGGAATAAGTTCTAGTTTAACTTTTGAATTGTTTATACGCCTACGTAAGCGTACATCGACATAGACAAGCTCCATTCCTTCGCCATCATCCATGACATCATTTTCAAATTGCAGATCCCCTACAATCTCTACGTCATCATCAGCGAGTAATTCGTCAAGTCTAGTTTGGTTAATCTTTTCGTATTCTTCAAATATGTAGGAAAAATCTTCTACGTAATCCCAACGTATAATTCCATTTTTCCAAAGCAACGCACATTTAATCCAAGACTCTAGGATAGACCATCCATCGTTTTGTTTAAATATGCAATAGTTTACTAATAATGATGCGTCCTTAGCTTTTTTATAAGCCCCTGGACTATCATTATAAGGGACAAAACGTGCTAGTCTTTGATTGTTTAAAAACAAATCAGACAAAATAGCAGAGTATGCCTCTACAGTTTCTGTAGTTGATGTGTCCACAATACTAGACACACCTTGTGGTGATAAGTGACCAACAGGTATTCCTGCGTACTCATAAGTACTTTTGATTCTTTCGTTAGCTAAGTCAGAAGAGTTTAACCAATCTCCAACAGAATTGTTTACTCCTGCTTCGACAAGAGCAATAACCTGTTCATCAGTTACTTCTTCTTTATAGCCATAATGGGTAGACATTATTTATATCCCCCTTTGGTTGGAATCTTTTTAGTCTCCCTAAGATTATCACTATTGTAATTTCCTGGGGTAGTCATCACTCTTTCTTTTACTTCTTTCTTTTTAGAAGTTTGTGGTATTTGCATAAAACGAGACATACGATCTCCTATCTATCAATCTAAATGTTTAAGTCCCATAAGAGTGCCTTGATATGGCAGATAGTCTAGACATAACAATTTTTAGTCTGGTACGTCAAGACACTCTTATAAGACCTATCGAACTTTTTGTGGGTAATGAAGAGAACTTCATAAGTAAGAGGCATACTTTCCTTCTGTTAGCTATGCCAGACTAACTGAGGACAATAGAAGTCTGTTATAACCATTGTGTGTTATCTTGTTCTAGAGAACCTGCTCTATCTTTCCATGATAATCTATTTAAAACAAGTTTATCATAATGGGTTCGTAACACTTCACATCCCATAGCAAGAGCCATAACTGTATCATCGTGAGTTCCAGGGGATGCTTCCGTTTTTCCTGTTTCTGTAGATATATAGTCTTTTAGTTCTTGTATCATAATATTTGATGGAATGTATATGGCTTCATCGGTAATTAATCGTTTTAGATTACCAATAATAACTGGTTTAGTACTAAGCGTAGTCCTGAATCCTAATCTTACTCCCTCTTCATTAGAGACATTAGCAATCTTAGTTTGCTTGTACATATTTACATAATTCATTGATTCTAGCTTTTGTAGGGTAGCTATTCCCATTGAGTTAGACTCTACACAAAGAAATGCATTATTATAATAACGACCTAGATAGAATAACAACTCCCCGTATGTGCTAGGGTCAACTCTATTATCTCTGTATAAAGCTACTACTTTATAATCCTTATCTAAGACAACAGCACAACTGTAATCTTGGGCTACCCCTAAAGACACATCAGCGGCTATAACATAAGGTTTATCGAACTTTGGATATTCCCAAATATTCAACTTACCTTCTTTGTTGTCATCAAACATTTTAGAGTTTAGATCCCAAGAACGTATTGATTGTGGTGCTTCAGGTAATAATAAATCAAGCTTATCCACATCAAACACATTGGAACCAGACACAACAAAAGCTTCATCAGCAGACGATGGGTACTCTTGTTTAAACTTTAACTCTCCACTTTCTGCTATTTTGAGTCTTCTCCAAAATAATTGATCATTATCTAATTCATATTTTTCTTTTAGTGTTTCTTCTTCTGAGGTTAACTCCATACCTTCTGGTGCTGTTCTACGATATTCTTGAGTCCAGTACCACGGTAGGAATATAGGAAGATACTCATTCTCCCCTGCAACAGCACCTCTCCATAATCTGTAAAACTCACCTTGAGCACCATTAGCAGTACTCTCTAGAATTACTTCCGTACCATCAGCTTGTGATATACCTTGGAATAAACCTGCGAGAATCTTTTCATCATGTTGCCAAAATGCAATTTCAGATAAGTGTGCAATTGTTGGAGTAGTCCCACGACCTGCTTCGGGACTTCCTGCAGTATATAATCTGTAAGATCCTTTAGCTTCTTTATCGGAGTATGCGGGAGTTTTAATAATAATTTCTTTAGCATTTGATCTTTGTTCCTCCGGTTTTAATTCCCCTGCCATATTCTGGATAAGGTTCTTCGACATATTGAACAATGCATCAGAGGTAGCAGAGTCGTGTGCCATAACGACAGATCTTGTGTGTTGGTTAAAGTAGGTCTTCCAGAACACTCTGCCAGAGCAATATGTACTGATTCCTTGCTGTCTTGCCTTGAGGATAATTGCCCTAACCTTACCAGTTTTTTCCATTTGTTCATTAAGCTTCTCCGTAATATACATTTGAGCTTTATTTAACTTAAACGGTACAAACCCTTGTGTAGCATCTTTAGTAACAATTTTTATTTGTTCCTCTGCAAACTTAGCAAAGTCTTGTTTGTAATCCTGTAGCTTTAATCTTTTTTCTTTTTCTAAGATTAATTTTGTAATTTCTTTTTTATTCATGTGTGTCCTCAAGAATAATTCTGTACCCCCTGGAGTAATCTGGAGGTTAGCTGTAGGGAGGATATGAATAACACACCCTATATATGTACCCCCGATATCTTTTCGTACCCCCCACTGCAGTTGCTTGGCAAGATCCCGTCAGTTGCCCTAGAAATGCCTGTGGATAACTGCTAGATCTCTCAGTGGATGCCTAAAGATCTCCTAGAAGGGTTGCATATTGGCTCATTGCAGAGATTGTAAGGGGATTTGTGGGCATATGTGGAGATTAGTGGGTAGTACCGTAGGGGATGTCCTTACGATCTCTCCATGAAGCTTACAATAGCTCTCTCGATAACATTGACCCTCGCAAGCTCGTGTCTGTATTGTGGATATTACCTGTAGCGATTAGCTACCAGAGGAAATAGGAATATATCTGCCGAAGCGTATATGCAAGTAGGCTTCTAAGTTTCCTCCGTCTTCTTCAGAGTCCTAGACGTAAATAAGGGGCTAGCTGGTCATCCCGTTGCGTCTGGAACAGCGGGTAGGTGCTCGTAGGTGCATAAAGGGGTAGTGTAAGAAAGCTTGTCTCACGACAGGAATCTACCTCAACCTACACTAATTTTTCTTCTTCTCACATACCTTGGAGGTAACTATGAGATTAGATGACATGCTAGATGAGCTAGCAGAACTCATCATCGAACGGGCTAACCTGTGTGATGGTGGTTTGAGCGAGGAGTCTGAGACTCTTCAAACAATCATCGATCAGTATCGAGTAGCTATTGCTAAACACTACAATTACAACCGTGATTGTATGATGTGGATCAAAAGCAACCTCGATGCGAGATGTCAAGCTCTAGTCAGCTGAACCCTGATGCAGGTTTATTCCTCAATGCATCTCAAGGAACTCACTTAGGTGGGTTCCTCTAGTTTTTTTGACTAACCGTCATCCGTGAGTGACATCCTAATCAATTCAATAGCTTACGAATATGCAACCCTTCTAGGAACTAGAGGGGTTCTTATTACTCTACTAAGGAGACTAACATGAGTGGTACACTCGAAACTCTATTCATACTAATATCAATCTCAGTACTAGCCTTTTGGATAGCTACTGCAATAGATGACGTAAGGAGATACTAATGGATCTCTTTACAACAATTGCTATCATAGCATCTGTGTCTTTCCTCTTTGGTATCTGTGGGTACATTGGGGAAAGGTTCTTTGAGGAGTAACCTATGGCTAGACCAAAGTGTACTCATTGTGATAAACCTGCAGATGTAGTAGAGCAAGACTCGTTCTACTCATGTGCTGTTTGTTGGCTTAAAAAACATAAGAGGAATACATCATGCTTACAAAAGCAGATATCGAAGAACGTCTAGGGGATCTGTACTCAACAGGTCATGAGCTTTCTGACTACGTTGACTACTGTGCATCCTGTGGATGGGACGATGAGGTAAATGCTACACTCAGCGAACTTCAACTACTGCAAGTAGACATTGGTAATCTTGAGAATCTCCTTGAGGTTACTGAAAGATAAGGCCCTCGCAAGCTCGGTCCTTTTATCTGGATTGATTCCCTCGATCCTACAGAGATACTGCCAAGAAAGTCTTGGTAGTGTCTCTACCTATCTTATAGTCAACCAAGAGGATATAACGACTATGCTGAAAGATAACAGCAGAACATACACTATACCTAATGTAGAAATTCATTGGGCAAAGCTCGATCCTGAGAACCCTGTAAAGCCTTTCGAGGCAGTGCAATGGGAAGCTCAGATTCATACCGCAGATAAAGCTGTGGCAGATGAGTGGAAGTCCAACTATCTCAACGTGAAAGAGAAAGATGGCTCTTACTACGTTCAGCTAGTCCGTAACGCATTCAAGCGTGATGGCAAGCCTAACAACCCTGTTGGTGTTGTTGGTCGTAGACTAGAACCAATCGATCCTAACACGATTGGCAATGGCTCTATTGCGAATGTCAAAGTGTACCAATTCAACTACCAAATGAATGGTGGTGGTGTTGGCTCTCGACTTTCCAATATCCAAATCGTGGATCTCAAAGAGTACACACCGAATAACGCAGGTGGCTTTGAGGCTATCGATGCTCCTTCTGATGAGGAGTTTGCAGTGGTAGAAGACAGCACTGCGCCAATGTTCTAAGAATCGCAGGGGCGGTCATGGCAACAGCCGTGGCCTCCCCATGATTTTTGTAGATGAACCGACATCCCAGAGAGGTACTTTTTATGCCCACGCTGAAAAGACTTGGCAATAATATGCATGAAGTGCAATGCAAACATGCTACCTTTTTCTTTTCCTACGAAACTTGTGTAGGAATCGAACATCATTATATAGACCATGCAACAGGTTTATACAGAACTTGTTTCGTAGACGAATGTCCTGTCTACGGTTCTGACTCTGGTATCAGTCGTACTACTGCCAGACATATCAAGAAATGGCTTGATGGTCGTGAGCCTACATATGTCGATCACGAAACATTTCTTGTAGTTCAAGGTAACCTAGTATGACTGATGAATCACCATTCAAAAACAGAACATGGGAGTTTGTAATGACTCCTGTAATATTCATCACAGTACTCCTTGTACGCTTTATCGTACTAGTTGCTCCTGTTGGATATGAAGTAACATTCGCAATACGTACTTTGTCTATCGAAGAACTTGATGAATTGGAGGATGATTGGGATGATTATTCCTGAGATAGAATTTCTAAACTTAACAGAACACCGTGGGCTTGTAGAAGAGTCATACAGAAATCAAATACTAAACGATGATATCATCGAAACAGTTGTCGATAACTGGATGGATTCAATGGCATGGCGTGGTTTTCCAACAGAAGATATCATTGCCGAAGGCGAGATCTTGACAATCACGTTGGGAAACATCTCTCGTATCAACTTCAAACACAAAGGTGAATGGTAATGCTCACTAAAGATCCAAACAAAGTTGGTTATTCAGGTCTTGAATGCCCTGACGATCATGAAGAAACTAAACCTCTTGGTGACCTAATATACATCGATATCGAACAATATGTAGAAGCAGGTATGGAAGTTAGACTACCTGATGGATACAAAGTAGAAGATGTTGAATTTGTGTATAATAATTGTGATAATGCAATCATATCATTAGTAGATGGCAAAACAATAAATGCAGGTAAAATACCAGATCTACATGCTGATGATGGTATGAGATTCCGTGTCTACGATGATGAGAAAGATGATGCTTATTATGACTCATGGAACTAGCGAAGGAATAGATTATGGATCAGACATGACTCATGGTGAAAACAACTACTGGTTCCGAGTACCATACACAGAAGTTATATATGGTCACATCGTAATGTCCGTTACTGCTCATAACTATGATGAAGCAAAAGAAAAATTACGGAACAATGATTATTACCACATAACAGAGTGGGAGTGGAATCAAGAAGACTCTGAGACAGAGTACCACTGGTCACAATATGTATACACTGAAAAAACATGTCCTGATTGTGGAACACTTGTCCCTCATTATGACGACTACTGTGAGTGTACCTATGGTTGGAATGATCCCGATATGACAACACCCGATGCTATGTACGGAGGTTGACATGGAAAACATTACAATGCACTCTAACGATGAGTTGTCATTACGTGTATTCAATGATCCATATTTCTACAATGAAATACATCATCCAGAATATCTAATGGCACTCATCAAAGAAGAATATGTATATACATATGAACAAATGGAAACACTTGTCGAAGATCTTGATGAGTATCTTCATGATGTTGACATCCAACAAGCACTAGCTAGAGGAGAAGCTCAATAATGGCCAGATACGCAATCACTGTACCGTACAATGAACGTGTTTATGGTGAAGTACTGTATGAAGTTGAAGCAGATTCAAAAGAAGATGCTATCAAAAAACTAAATACTAGTTCTAACCTGTACTACTGTAACTCTTGGGAAACAGAATCAGATTGGTACGATGAAGACATAACAGATATTTTATCTATCGATGAAATAAAATATGCCTAAATATGCTTACAAAGAACATTTACTTAATCATTATACTGATGATTGGTATAGCGAACTACCAAAAAAGGAAACCTTAATGAATCGTTCATTACTTGACTCAATTTTCAAAGATACATTGCAACGTCGAATGACTAACCTCGACACTGCTGACGTTCAGTTTCGTCGTATAACAAATCGTTATGCACACAAAGGCACTTTCTCAAGTAACAAAGGTTACTTAAAAGTTGGTAGGGATTCATCTACAGGAAAATTTGTATCACCGTATAGCTCTTAATGGATCATATACTAAAGATTCAAGTATTTCTAATAACTAGACTTATGCCTCCCTTAGTTCTTATTTCATTATTTATGTAGGAAAATATCATGAAAGGTGTATTAGTAGATCCATATGAAAAATCTATTCTCAATGTTGAGGTAGATGATTGGAGAGATATCCAAAAGCATTTGCAATGCGATATCTTCTCTAGTGGTGGTTACGATGAAGGTGGTGATGCAATATATGTCAACGACATGGGATTGTATGAAGAGTCTGCCTTCTGGTTCTGCCCAGATGTTTATCCAGAACCTTACGCAGGTCGTTTCTTGGGTATCAACCGTGTTAGTGGTGAATCTACCGACTCATGGCTTGATTCTTCTGACGTAGCAGACATGGACTACAAGTGGATGTCTCGTGAAGATGTTGAAACAATGTGGGGATTACACGCATGAAAAAGCGTATTCACATCAACCAACACAACATCCGAGCAAACCACAAAAACGGTAACAAAGACCTTCCTGTAATTACAGTCAAAACATACAAAGACAATACAAAGTCTAACCATGTTCATATACAAGGTCCATGTACTGTTGTGTATTCACCGGACAAACCCTTACCTTGCGGAGCAAAGGTGTGGATCGAAACAGAATACCCTGTTTATCATGATTCTCAAGGGAGTATTATCTATTGAATACTTGGAAAGATAAAATGATTGAAGACCTTAACCAAACTATTGATGAAATAGTTGGTGAAGGCTACCATAAAATCGGTAGAGAACTTGACTATTGGTTAGGACAATACATACAAAAGCTTGACTCAGCAGTAATTGATGTAACAGATAAATATGCTGATGGTGTGTCGCAATCAGATATCACAGCTACAATCATACAATCTCAATGCAGTGCAGAACAAGCTCTCAAAAAATCTATCAAAGAACATGTATCATCGTACTAAGGATCTTCTATGAAAGATAAACCTTTTCACATAAAATACCCATTGTCCAAACAAGAAGCAATGGAGTATATGTTTGAGTATCAATACTCTAATGATCGATACAAAGGCCGTTCATTTCGTTCCTTTCTTATACGTAAGTTAGGTAAACGATAACAGTTATGAGTGGGAGTCAAAGCCTCCAAAACGTAAACCTATATCCCTGACGGCTTAGGGGACACTCATATATTCCATCTAGGGTTCTTTCGAGAACCTTAGATGTTTTTTATGATAACCGACATCCCAGATCGAGAACTCTCGACGGGCTTTTCAAAAACTTTTTTTATAACAACCGACATCCCAGTTAACGGGCTTTCGGGCATATGCATAAAATTACTATGCAAAACATAAGCAAGGAAAAACAAATGAGTGAGTGTGGTATGATTCAAGTAAAACGATTAGAAGAGAATGAAGATGGTTCTGCCAACTTAGAAATCGAAACAAATCAAGAAGCTACAAGGTATCTGGTTGAGATCGGCCTAGCACGATTGTTAGAGATGGCGTTGGATAAAGAAAATGATGACTACGAAATTGACAACGACCTAATTAAAGCTTCTGAAGCAACAACAAGGAAATAAATAATATTATGATTTATTATTTTAATGTATATTACGATGGTCGTTTAATGGTTCCTAATGTTCGTGCATATTCCGAAGAAGATGCAATTGAACAAGTCTATAGAAAAACAGGAAGCGCTTCTGCATACACAGGAAGATCCAGACGACTGTATGATGCAAAGCGTAAATAAGGAGCCTCGCAAGCTCGGCCCCATAAGGAGAAATATAAACATATGGCATTTAATCCAAAGTCTTTAGAAAATCTAGCACCCAAAATAACTTCAGTGGAACAAGCTAGAGAAATGCAAAAGGCTTCTGTCGCTTCTAGAAAAGCAAACAAAGAAGCCAGGGAACGACTAAAATTAACAGCCGCTGAAATGAAAGTAGATGTTGAAGAACTTACCAATGAAGTGTCTGCTATCGGATGTTTAAAAGTGTTACTGGTTAAATACATGCAAGAAGGAGAACTAGAAGAAGCCGCTAAAATTGCGACTACTCTTGCTGAGTTTGAAACACCAAAGCTTGCACGTATCGATCAAACCAACACAGAAATTTCTGCAGAAGAACTTTCTGATGAAGAGTTAAACAATAAACTAAAAGAGTTAGGATTAAAGGAATAATGTTAAAAACTAATCTTTTAGATAGCAAAATCAACGAGTTAACTACAGCATTAAGAGATTACAAAGAAGAACTTGATGATTTGTACTCTCAAGAAAGAATTGATTTAGCTACATATTTTGAAGTCCTTGAAGAAATTAGTTTAGTTATATCTAAATTAATTATGGACATGAGGGTATTACATGAAACAGGAAAACCCATCGATATGTTTAATGGGTCACTGCCAAAACCAAAAGTCTGTAAAGAAGGACATCTGTAACGAATGTTACTACAGATTTAAAGGTGAGTTAGGAACTTATATGTCTGATGTTGTTAGGCATATGATAAAACGTGCAAAAGAACGAAACAGATTTGAAGTTGAGGTACAAAAAGATGACATCTATGCCGTATGGCCTGTTGATAACTGCTGTAGCATTATGGGGACTTCTTTTACTATTGGTGGAGATCTCGATACCTCTCCTTCCTTGGATCGTATTAATCCCACTCGTGGCTATTTGCCTAAAAATATTCAGATCATAAGTAACTTAGCTAACAGGATGAAAAATAATGCAAGCGATGAACAGCTTTTACGATTCTCCCACTACTACATCGAATACTACAGAAAGTGGTTCATGGAAGGAAAGGTGGGAGGAACGATTGAACAACCCGATTGACAACCCCAGAGATATGTTTGAACAAGCAGTTTATGATCATTATCTAGACTTGCGAGCAATGGAGGAATGGTACGGTGATTACAAGAAGTGATGATAATGTAGAACGTATTAACAGTAAAGTGTACGATCAATTAAATTCTTGCCTTGACCATATGTATAAAGCTCAAGAGCATTTACACGATACTGGAGATCTAGAATCTTTAGCTTTAGATAATGCCATGGGTGCGTTAAAGTTAGCTATCACTAGAGTAGAGTTACATATGTCAGGTTTGTACAATGAGTAAAGGTTCTAAATATAGACCAATAACTAATAAAGGTAAATTCGATGAAAACTGGAAAAAGATATTTGCAAAAGAATCCAGTAGCAAAGTTTCTACCCAAGTTCAACAAACCACAAGTAGAACTAAACAAGAAATACAAACTTAAAAATGGATATTCAAAACATAAAGAGGATGTGTATGAGCAATGACTCTTACGACAAATGGTCTGAAGGTAGCTTAACTGCTTCTCCACAAGAGCTAGCGGCAGATGCTTCAGAGGCTTTTTATGCGGCTATTGGTAGTAGTATGAAAGGTAAAGAAGATTGGGATATTGTTAATAAACCTAAACATTACCATAAAAATGGTATGGAAGTTATTGATATAATTGATGCTTTTACACCAGATAGTTACAGCTATTGTATGGGTAATGCAATTAAATATTTACTGCGTCATCAAGATAAAGGAAAACCTAAACAAGATCTTGAAAAATGTCAATGGTATATTAACAAAATGATTGAGGATTGGAGAAACAACTAATGAGCACTTTGCTCTTTGATATAGAGGCAGATGGAATAGATGCTACAAAAGTACATTGTATTGTTACTATCGATGTGGAAACAGAAGATATCAAAACATACGGACCTAGCAATATCGCTGACGGATTGGCTACTCTTGTATCCGCTGATCGTCTTGTCGGCCATAATGTTATTGGCTATGATATTCCTACCTTGGATAGGCTTTTTCATAGTTCTCTTCTAAACAAACCTGTACATGACACTTGGGTTATGTCCCAAACACTACGTTATACACGACCACACAAACATGGTTTGGCAGGTTGGGGAGAGTATCTAGGTAACAAAAAGATTGAATATGATGACTTTTCTGAGTTTTCTCAAGAAATGTTAGACTATTGTATTCAAGATTGTAAAGTTAATTTGATGGTATATCGTAAACTTCTGAAAGAATATTCAGAAATATACAAACAAAATCCAATGATTCAACGTGGACTACAAGTCGAACAATCAATTGCAAAATGCAATGTAATGATGCGTAGGGATGGTTGGAACTTTGATGAAAAGCTAGCTGAACAAACAGAAGCTATGTTTGTAGAACGTATGCATCAAATAGAACGTATACTAGAACCTAAACTAGGAACACATGAGGTATTCATTGACAAAGAACCTAAAACACCTAAGTTTAAAAAGGACGGGACGTATTCTGCTACTACCGTTAGGATACTATCCGAATACTTTGGAAGGGAAGTCAAACCAACGGACACGGACCTTATGCCCCCAGGACAAAGCTTTCGGAGGTCCAGAGTGGATCAAATTGACTTGGGCCAAATCGCTCTAGTTAAAGAATGGTTACTATCTCAAGGGTGGGAACCAGATGATTACACACGAAAGAAAATGCCAGATGGTAGTTGGAAAAACATGGGGCCAAAACTTACGGATACTTCATTGAAAGCATTTGGTAAGGATGGTGAATTAATTTCTGAATACTACACTCTACGTAATCGCTTATCTGTCCTTGAAGGATGGAAGGAGAAAGTAAAGAATGGACGACTCCACGGAAACATGTGGACTATCGGAACTCCGTCATTCCGTTGCCGCCACGAAGTCATTGTTAACCTCCCTTCAGTTGATGCTTCCTACGGCAAGCCAATGCGAACTATTCTCAGGGCAGACAAAGGTGATGTCATCGTTGGATGCGATAGCTCGGGAAATCAGCTTAGAGGATTATGTCACTATCTTAGAAACCCTGAATTTACAAATGAAATCATTAACGGAGATCAGCATCAACGTAACGCAGATGCTCTCTCAAAAGCTACAGGAACAACAGTAAGCAGACAAACTGCTAAAGGCTTCTTGTATTGCTACATGTTTGGTGGTGGAGATGCTAAGTTAGGAGAAGTACTTTGTGGTTATCGTAACCCTAAACTTGGTAAAGTTGCTAAAGATGCATTCGCAAAAGCAATCAAAGGGTTGGACACACTAAAGAAGAAAATAGAAAAAGAGTGGGAAAACAAACAGTTAACTCAAGGTATTGGATGGATCGAAGGATTGGATGGTAGACCTGTCTTTGTCCCTAGCCAACATCAATGCTTAAACTATTTACTTCAAGCCGCTGAAGGCATCACTTGTAAAGCCGCAGTAGCTTATGCTCTTGATAAAATTCAGGAACTTAAACTACGAGCTAAACCACGTATCTTTTATCACGATGAAATGGCATTTACAGTAGCTTATGCTCTTGATAAAATTCAGGAACTTAAACTACGAGCTAAACCACGTATCTTTTATCACGATGAAATGGCATTTACTTGTCATCCAGATGATGCAGATAAAGTTGGGGTCATCCTAAAGGAAGCTTTTGAAGAAGCTCCCAAATGGTTTGACATTACTTGTATGGAAGGTGGAAACTACGTAGTTGGTGAAAGCTACGCAGATGTTCACTGAGGATATATATGTTAACACTTATAGATGCTGACTCCATTCTTTTTAAAGCTTGCTGTACGCAAGACTCAAAGAGTGGAGTTAAGAAAACTATTAAAGAAACCTTTATGAAAATTGATCAGGATTGTATGATGCAGTCTGTTCAAATTGCTCTTAAAGGTAAAGGTAACTTTCGGTATAATGTTTATTCCGATTACAAATCAAATCGTCCTGACTTAGATCAAAAGCTAAAAGATAAACTTAACTACGCTTATGAATGGGTTATGGACAATTACCCTGCAACTTCAGCAGAAGGCATGGAGGCCGATGACCTAGTGTCTATTTGGAGTTGGGAGGCACTTAATTCAGAGCGACCTTATGTAGTTGCACATATAGATAAAGATCTCGATCAGATTCCGGGGGTTCATTACAATTACAACAAAGGAGAACGTTATGAAGTCTCTGCAGTTGATGCTTATTTGAAGCTAATTGAGCAATGGATTACAGGAGACTCTGCAGATGGCATCCCAGGCTTACCAGGATACGGTCCAGCCAAAGCTAAAAAGGTAATGAATGGGATACCACTAGAGCGTCTAGAAGGCCGCGTCAGAGCCTTGTACAGAGGCTTAGGTAAAAGCAAAGAATACTGTCAACAGATGTATGATTGTGTTTACATGCTACAATCTTGGGATGAACTATATGTACATAAACCATCACTTAAACCTGAAGCCGATATCAGCGAACAGAATGTTTTACAGGATGAAACAAAAGACAGCGGATTACAAGAGGTATCAGGAGGAAATTAGAACCATCATAACATTTATAGATGGGGATAATTTTGAATGGCCGTTTGAAAAAGATGAGCGTGTATTCTTTAATGTACACGCAGGTCTTTCAAATAAAGCCGCAGATTTGGATAACATCATTAAGCCATTACTGGATACTTATCAATCTATGTATGATAATTTTAATGATAAAAACGTATACGGAATCGCCCTTCACAAGCAACTAGTGCCAAAGGGCGATGAGTATTTAGATGTCAGCATAATAGGACTACAACTTAATGATTCAAATGACAACACCTAAAACAACTTACACTGTAGACTACCCACAAGCAGTAGAGTTTAGAAACAAACAATCATCTATCTTTTGGCCCCCAGAAGAAGTTAAAGTGGGAAAGGACAAGCAGGATATATTAGTAAACATGACTCCTGCAGAACGTCATGGTGTAATCACAACACTAAAACTATTTACTAAATACGAACTAATCATTGGTGAGGAGTTTTGGTTAACTAAAATAATGCAGAGCTTTCCCAGACCAGAGATACAATCAATGGCATCTTTGTTTGGAGCGATGGAGTTATCTGTCCATGCACCATTTTATGCTAAACTAAATGAGGAGTTAAATCTTGCTACGGATGAATTCTACAATGCATACCTTGAAGATCCTGTACTCACAGAAAGAATTGAATTTCTTGATAAGATATTATCGGATGAGGATTTGGCTTACTCGCTTGCGGCTTTCTCTTTCATTGAAGGTGCAGTACTTTATTCAAGCTTTGCCTTTCTAAAACATTTCCAAACTAACGGGAAAAACAAACTACTTAATGTAGTATCAGGTATAAACTTTTCTGCAAGAGATGAAGCATTACATTCAGAAGCAACAGGTTGGCTGTTCCAACAGTACATAAAAGAAGCAGGTATCGACCCATCTGAATATGAAGCAAAGGCAATTGCTATAGGGAGTATTGTATATGAGCATGAAAAAGCAATCATACAGAAAATATTCTCGGAAGGGGATATTGAAGGAATTACGGAAACACAATTGGATTCATTTGTTAAGTCAAGAATCAACATCTGTTTACGAAACCTTGGGTACAAAAACCTATACGAAGTAACCTACAATCCAATAGCAGAATACTTTTACAAAAGCATTAACGGATACAGTATGAATGATTTCTTTGTATCTGTAGGTAATCAATATGAAAGATCGTGGACAGGCGAAGGATTTGTATTCTAACCAAATAAACTCATGGGAGTAAATGAGTTGAGTATATACAATAAATTATCAGAAGAAAGAAAGAAGCTTCAAGCAGAAGGTGAATGCCCAGAGTGGTACACTACTGGAGGGTATCAGTTATTTAAGGAAAAGTATGCTTATCCTGATGGATCAACACCAAAACAACAATACCGTAGGATAGCCGATACACTGGCCGTCCATACGGATAGCCCTAATGATTGGAAGGAGAAATTCTTTGAGTTGCTGTGGAAAGGATGGTTGTCCCCATCAACGCCTGTTCTTGCGAATGTTGGAACGACTAGAGGACTTCCCGTGTCTTGCGCGGGATCATATATTGGAGACAGTGTTGACTCAATCTATTCAGCCAAAAGAGAAGTGGCGGCTCTTACAAAGCAAGGATTCGGTACTGCTTCATACCTTGGAGATATTAGACCACGAGGTACAGAGATTAGTGTCGGAGGGAAAGCTTCAGGAACTTTACCAATCCTAAAAGGTTTCCAACATGATATGGAGTATGTTGCTCAAGGTACTTCTAGAAGAGGATCTTGGGCAGGATATATCCCAATTGAGCATGGAGATTTTTATGAAGTCTGTGATGACTTACAGCATAACCCCGATGGTAACAACATAGGGTGGTGTATTTCTCAAGACTTCATAAACAAAATGCAACATGGGGATTCTGAATGCATCAACAGATATAAGAAAGCGATGCATACAAAAATGCTTACGGGAAAAGGTTACTTTTTCTTTCCTGACAAAGCGAATGCAAAACGCCCACAATGGTATATAGATCGTGGTTTAGATATTAAATCACCACAACTGTGTGCAGAGATTATGTTACATAGTTCTGAAGAATACACATACACTTGTGTTTTATCTTCCATGAACTTAGCAACATATGACCAATGGGAGAATACAAATGCAATCTATAATGCAACTGTGTTTCTTGATTCCGTTTGTCAAGAATTCCTGGAACGTAGTAAAAACCTACCAGGATTGGAGAAAGCTTGGCTATTCACGAAGAAAAGCCGCGCATTGGGGTTGGGTGTGTGCGGTTTCCATACTGCCCTCCAACAAAGAAACATGGTCTACGGATCATTTGAATCAATGATGTTTAACAATAAAGTGTTTAAGGAGTTAGATGATGAATCAAAACGAGCTAGTAAATATCTGGCAGAAACTTGGGGAAAGCCTGAATGGATGGCAAACTATGAATATGCAAACACTCACAGGATTGCCGTGGCTCCAACAAAGTCCACCGCCCTCATCATGGGAGGAATTTCAGAAGGTATTAACCCTGACACAGCAATGGTATACACTCAACGTACGGCTGCAGGAGAAGTCGATAGAATTAATCCAACACTATATGGACTTATGCAAGAAAGAGGAGTCTACAACAAGCGTACAGTAGAACGCATTAGGGATAACATGGGTTCGATACAAGAGGAGGAATGGTTAGATGACCATGAGAAAGAGGTATTCCGTACAGCCTTTGAAATCCCACAGAAGTCAGTGGTTCAAATGGCTTCTGCAAGATCGAAGTACATCGATCAATGGCAAAGTCTTAACCTGTTCTTTAGTGCAGAAGAAGACGAATCATACATCAATGAGGTACACAAGGAAGCATTCCTAGATCCAAACATACTTGCCTTATATTATGTTTATTCTAAGGCAGGTGTTCAAGCAAGTAAGGATGAATGTCTAGCATGTCAATAGATAAACTAGAGTATAACATTATTAAATGGGGGACTAAGAGGGGGATCACCGTCAATGGTGACCCTCAAACCCAAGCATTAAAACTAGTCTCAGAAGTAGGAGAACTAGCAGATAACATAGCCAAGAAAAGATACACCGAAGCACAAGATGATATTGGAGATATTATTGTTGTGTTAATCATGATTAGTGAACTAATAGGTACAGACATAAAAACTTGTCTTAAAGTAGCTTATGATGATATTAAAGATCGTAAAGGATTTTTAAATGAGAATGGAGTATTTATCAAGGAAGGGGATAATGGAAACAAAATATCCTGAAGAACTGTTTAATAACAAGAATACAAAAAGAGCACAACGATTAGCTCATTCTGAAAAAGCCAAAAAGAAGAGGACAAAACATGGCAACAAACGCAATTGGAAAGATTGGGACTAGTCAGTGCGTGAAAAGACATCAACCTTGTGAAGATTGTGGGAGCAGTGATGCTCTCGCAGAATATGATGACGGACATAAGTACTGCTTTAGCTGTACTAAATATACTCCACCTAATGAAGGACAAAACATGGGAGCAAACGTAGTTGAATTTACAGATAGAAACTCTAATGACACAGTGGGAACTGTTAGCACTTACAGCAGTTACCCTATTTCTACGAGAAACATTAGTAAAAACACAGTAGATCACTTTAATGTAAAGATGAGTGTAAATGAAGATGGTATGCCAGAGGCACATTATTATCCTTATACTCGAAAAGGTAAACTTGTAGCGTACAAAAAGCGTACACTACCAAAAGAGTTTTCTGTAGTTGGTAACTTTATTAATGTAGAGTTGTTTGGACAACAGCAAGCAACAGGGGGTAACAAACTTATTATCACTGAGGGTGAGTTAGATTGTTTGGCAGTATCTCAAGCAATGCACGATCACTATAATAAGTATTACTCTGTAGTATCTATACCTTCAGCATCACAAACAAAAGCTATTCTAGATAATCGTGAGTTTGTGCGGCAGTACCCTGAAGTTATTTTGATGTTTGATCAAGATGAAGCAGGAGAAAAAGCTGTTGAATCAGCCGCTAAGATTATTGGAATTGAACGTGTAAAGGTTGCAAAGTTTAACTACAAAGATCCTTGTGACTTGTACAAAAAAGAAGGTAAGCAGGGAGTAATTAATGCTATCTTCAATGCATCTTCCTACAGCCCATCTGGTATTGTATCAGGTGAAGCTGTATGGGATATTATGATGCAAAGTAAAAACGTACAAAGCTTCCCTTATCCTGAATGTTTAGCAGGTCTTAATGATAAACTACAAGGTATGCGACATGGTGAGATTACTCTATTCACTTCTGGTACTGGCAGTGGTAAAAGTACTGTTATTAAAGAAATCATTCTTGACATACTGGACAAAACAGACAACAAGGTTGGTCTCTTATCTCTTGAAGAGTCTATTAGCGACACTTCACAAAAGCTCATTGCAATGCAACTTAAACAACCTATCATCGGAAATCTATCTATCGAGGATGATGAACTACGAAAAGGATTTGAATCTGTCTTTGCTAATGAGCAATTGCTTTTACTTGATCATCAAGGGGCTGATTCAGACGGTGCAATCTTGGATAAGATAGAGTACATGGCTTTGATGGGATGTAAGTATATTATCCTTGATCACTTTACAATTGCATTTTCTGAAGGATCAAACGGATTAACTGGTAACGAAGGAACAGATAGTGCTATGTCTAATCTGTTAAAGATTGTTAAGAAACACAACATATGGTTAGGAGTTGTGTCTCACTTACGCAAACCTATTGGAGGTCAATCTTTTGAAGAAGGACATATGGCATCTATTGATGACATTAAAGGTTCTGGTTCTATTAAACAAATCAGTTTTGATATCATATCCTTTGCACGTAATCTAGTTGCTGAGTCTGAAGAAGAGCGTAACACAATACGATTAAGAGTACTAAAGGCCAGATTTACAGGTAAAACAGGAGACTGTGGGACAGCCTTGTATGATCCAGAGACAACCCGACTATTAAAAGGAGGGGAGTTTAGTTATTACTGAGGACATCTATGAGTTTAGATAATGTAAAAGGTTACCTTGTTGCTAAAATTAGTAGCAAGGGTAAACCTTCTGTTGGTGTGAGCATTCTCAAGGGGTATGGGGATGTTCGCCCTATACTTGGACAGCTATGTATGGTAGCACTAGATACCCTAGAAGTTTATATCTCACGCAACAACCCTCCTTCAGATCCTGCAGGAGTTGCTAAACTAACACTAGTGTCAACACGTATTGGTAACGAAATAGCATCTAGGCTATTCGATAACAAACTAATATGGAAAGATGCAGTAAGACTAGGTGACTTATTTGTAGAGGCATTCTACCAATTAGGTTACATCGATATAAAATACCCTAAAATTAAGAATAGTAGTTATACATTGGAATTTACTGAGGAAGGCTTGGAGTTTATCTCTGAGCTTCCTTCAGCATTAGATCCCTACAGACTACGTGGGACTGTTCTAACTAAACCCAAAGACATTACTACACTAATGCAAAAACATCCTGCGTTACAAGGGTTAGATATTAGGTATCCAATCGTAAAAGGTTGGAGTGCTGAAGAGGCTACTTGTTTCTTATCTATGAAAGACATGCCTTGCATACAAGCCGCTAACAAACTACAACAAACTCCCTGGAAGATTAACCAAAAAGTATTAGAAGCAGTTCATGGGGTAGATCTCACACAAGAAATAGAAGCTTGTGAAGATCCATTAGAGTTAGAAAGACTTAAATCAAAAGAGTTAAAGCTAAGTTATACAAAACGTAAAGCAGAAGTATTGAAAGATAAAACTTTTTATCAATTACTAGACTTTGATTATCGAGGTAGAATTTACTACAGAGAGTCAATACTTAACTTCCAAGGTTCAGATTACGAAAGAGGATTGTTCTTATTTGCTGAATCAAAAGAAGTAGATGAGTCAGGACTACGTTGGATGAAAATACATGCGGCTAACTCTTACAATCAAAGCTTTAAGTTATCAGAACTTCCTGATTACTTTACATATGATTACTATACATACATGTCAAATGAAGGACTAGATGATATCAGTGTGGATAAAATGTCATTACGTGATAGGGAACTGTGGACTGAGAACAATATGGATCTCATAGAAATGGTATCACACTTTAACTCTCTTCCTGATTGTGAGAAGCCAGTGTCTTTTCTATCCGTTTGCCATGAGTTAGTAGACTATTACAAGTTTACTAATGCAGGTCTTTCTTATCATTCTTCTTTGCCTATACCAATCGATGGTACAAACAATGGATGGCAACACTTAGGTGCTATATCCAAAGATCAACAGACAGCTAATCTTGTTAGCTTAGTAAAGGAAGATATACCCAAAGACTTCTATGTACAAACCGCAAAGAAACTAATTGAGTTGACACATGATCAACATCGTCTAGATATTCTTAACACTATGCCAATGAAACATATTCGTAAAGGTATTAGTAAACGTGGGAGTATGACAAGAGCTTACTCAGCAGGTGCTCAGAAAATCGCAGAAAACATGTATAATGATTTGCGTAAAGAAGGGTACGATATTATGTATGGTATTACAGAGAAGGATTGTAAGGGATTTTCCCATGATCTAGTAAAAGCCATTGCCGCAGTATGTCCTGGACCTTTACAGACAATGCGATACTTTCAAAAAATTGCTCAAGAAGTGTTATCTCTAGGTAATAACTCTGTGTCTTGGATAACTCCATCTGGATTCTATGTAATCTATGAGAAGTTTTATGAGAGGCAAGAGAAAGTTCTAGGCACTATCGTGGGAGTGGGTAAGAGAGATCAGGTAAGACATGTGGGATTAGTAATATCAGATAAACCAGACCCCCGTGGGTTTGCTTGTGGTATTAGTCCTAACTACATTCATAGTCTCGATGCTAGCCATATGGCTAATATTATTACAGATTGGGATGAGTCTTTTGGTGCAGTGCATGATAGCTTTTCTACCCATGCGTGTGATGTAGATAACCTATGTCAGCTAGCTAAAGATAAGTTTATCGAAATGTACAACTACGATAACTACTTTGATATTATAGAACGTAGTCTGGTTAACGGAACAAGTTTTATAATAGAACAACCAACACTAGGATCACTAGATATAACGGAGGTTACACACAGTGAATACTTCTTCTCGTAAGAACTATAACATTAACACATTACGCGGGATGACTAATGATGATGACATGGATGTCTGTGAGACACTTGGGTTAGACCCTAATCTTGCTTACACAAAAGATATCATTCAAGCTCAACTTGATCGTGATGTAAAACCTGAACTACATAATGAAATACTTCAATCACTGAAGAAATATATGTAAAAAAGAAGCCCCCTTGGAATCCATATGGAAACCTTGGGGGCTATTTTTTTTATTATTATATCGTTGTTATTATTATTAATGCGCGTAGTATTGAGCAATCATTAAGTCATCTTCTTTACCTGCTTCTACAAGTTTACGACCTTTTGCTTCTTGCTCATCAATTAAACGCCTTAATTTAGCTTGACGTTTTTTAGTATCTTTAATAAAATCTTTAAAGAAATTATCAAAAGGTTTTGAAACACCAGTAATAGAAGACATGTAACTTTCTCTTATTGTGTTTACAATGTAAAGTAAGTCTTCCTTTTTTATTTGTGCAGTATAACCATAACGAAGTTCTTTAGTATTTGTATCGATATAAGTTCTTACCACACCTCTTGCGACAAGATCATTAATAAACTGTTGAACTTCATCTTGTATAAACTCTGATTTAGTCCCGACAGGATGCATTCGTCTAAAGAAACTCATTAAATGTTTATGTACTTGAATACCTTCTTTAGTTTCTATTGGGTTTAAAAACAACCCAATTTGCCTAAAAGGAGAAGCCATAGAAATGTCTATCATGTCTTTAGGCTTTAAGTCTTTAAGCTTATCATTAAAGTTTTGAGTAGCTTTTTCTAGAGATCCTTGCGCGGCTTCTAAATAGCTCCATGCAAAACTTAAATTCTTCCAATTTGTATTAACTTCTTTAACACCAACATTAAAATTGTGAGCATCAAATTTAAAAGCATCATAAATTGTATGAACATAAGGGACACCTTCAGTGGCATTAGTCATATCCACCCAAGATTTTCCGATAACAGATACTGCAACAGTGGCCGCATCAATCGCTTGAACTGGCCCAGGAATAGAACCTCCTAAAGCTCCTTGGCCTACATACGGACCTTTCTTAGTTTCAGTAACAGCGGCAGACGTAGGTCGAGTTTCATAACTTATTGCTTTAATCTTAGTAGTAGGTTTAGGATCTTCAGGTCTAGGGTTTAACCTTTGAGATATCTTATATGATTGCTCTGTGGCTTTTTCTATACCTGTAGACTCCATACCCCCATACCTTAATGGGAAACCTGTAGGTCCGTTAAACTCAAACAACTCATCCATCATTACATGTAGCATAGCTGTGCCGTACATAATCTGTCTAGCTTGAATACCTTCTGGAGTTATGACTTCAATCAGCTTATCAGAATACGTAGAAAAAGATGCATCAACTAATACTTTTTCTAATGGTTGATTATATTTTTTACCTTTATACCATCCTGCCCTAAGCTTATCTAACTTATCTTTGATACTAGGATCACTAACAGCTAATAACTCTAAAGCATTTTCTATATCAGTTTTAAAACCCATCATCTCTTTACCATAACCAAATGTCATAGTTGTAGCTTTGTTTAATGGGCGATACGTAAGCACTCTTTTCATTACTTCAGTAGCCTCTGTAATTAAACTATCAGCTACTACACCTTTTAATGGTAACCCACCGTTATCTGAATCTATGTGTGCCGTTAATGCGTTTGCTAACTCATCTCGTATATCTATATTATTATCTAATGCATATAAAGAGTCTTCTGATCTTAAAACTCCTGTCCGTTTAGCCATTTCAGTTAAACCTAATTGCATAGCATTTGATGCAATACCGTTAGTTTTACCATCAATGTACGCATTGAACTGAGTAGTAAATTGTATTGGATTAGTCGGATTGTTTTTATTATTTTGCAAAACATTATAATACTCATGGACATCTATTAGTCCATCGATAAGAGCTAAACCATCTTCTCCTTTAGCTGTAATAGAAGAAATAATTTGAAGATCCGTTTCAGGATTTAAGTTTAAAGCTTTGACAGATGAAATAGGAAAGTCTGGATGGTCCATAGGTAATCCTTTTCGGATTGCATCTGCAATAAGGTCTGCATCCCTATCTGTCATTTCTAAAGCGGCTTTTAAAATACCACCTGCTTTTGCTAAACTAGGCAAGGCATCTTCAAATTTTCTTATACGTTGACTAGGTACTAAGTCTCCTGCATCTCCCCTTTCTTTCGTAACAACATCATTAAATTTAACCATCATCATAGAGTACATTTCTTTTAAGTTTCTTTCTAACTGGCTATTTTGCCCTGGATAAAACTTAACTAACTTAGGGTTACCTGTAACAAATCTAATTGTTTTAGATGTTGTTGGATTAAAATGAGTTTGCTCTGGAGTTAATCTTCCGTTAAAAGCTTGTATAAAATAAGTTAAATATACTTTTTTATTTCTATGCTTTGCCATGCCGTAAACAGATTGACTAATAGTACGTTGAAGCTCTCGCATATTATCTGAAGGACTATAATATTCCCCCTTCTTATTTGCAATTACAGCCCTTGCTTTAAACTCTGTTTCTTTAGATTCACCAAAACCATTAATCTCTTTACTCATTTCTATAACTTCATTAGGAACTTTACCTTCCATTGCTTTACTAGCTAAACCTATAAGCATTGTAGAGTAAACAATTTTTTCTCTACGAGGTATAACTACATGGGGGACAGATTCTAAATTTGCCTTAGCGTCTAGCAAATCATCATTAGTTAATGGCTCTCCAGTTCTTATTTGACCTGAATACCTTACATTCCTTTTGCGTTGATCGCGAGATCTAGGTGGTCTAGTGTCCTGTAAAGGGGTAGTTAATGGTTCAATATGTTCTTTAGGAAAGTATTGGTTACGAACTTGCCTAGACGATGCAAATACATCTTGACCTAATTTTGTAATTTCAAAATAGGTTTGTGCTTTTTCGTCATCTTTTCCTAAGACAACAAAGTTTCCACCCTCATCATAATATCCTTTAGAGCGAGATCTACGTATAATATATGGGGCATCCGCAGGGCCTTTGTTTACTTCATAATATAATTCTTTAAACGCATCCCCAAGCAGTTCAGATTCTTCACGACTTAGCTTTACATCTGTATTATTAACCAAGCCCCATTCTCTAGCAATTCTATCTCCCAGAGTACGATTACCCCTAGCTTTAGTTATAGTGTAGTTATCTAATGATGATCGAATGTCTATATCATCCTGAAGTAAAGTTTGCTCAATTACATCAGGACTTGAATTAAACATTTTTTTTCTAGCTTCTTTTTCTCTAGCTTGTTCAACTCTAGATTCTCCTAAAGTTTCATCAGCTAAAAAATCTTCTGTAACTAAAGAACCAATGCGTAAAAATTGTTTATTTAAAACAGGATTAGGTAACTCAGGATCAGAAGTGGTTGCCTTTAACTTAACCATAGATTGACCGATAACACCTAATTGAGAATCAGGTTTTAACATTCCTGTTTCTGCATAGTCTTTTCCGGTATGAAAGAAAGCTCCTAAATCAAGATTACGGGACATAATCGCATCTGCAAAATTATCTGCCCGTTGAACCAAACCTCCATCTTCATTTAGCTCTTGCTCTACGTATTGAATATTATAACGTCTAGTATCACGACCCTCTGCTTCTTCAGTGGCAACAGTTTCTTGCCTATCAAATAAATCCATTTCATAAAGTTCACGATCTGAATTTACTAAAGTTTGTAACTGTTCATTATCAGTTTCTAAATCTATCTTATCTACTTCAACTGAAAATATATCTTCTGGAGATACAGGACCAACTGAAGTCTCCTCTGTGGGTGTAACCTCTGAGGGTATCTGCTCCACAGAAGGAGTGCTGTCAGCAAACAAATCAATATCAAAAGAACCTATAGATTCTACAGTACCTGCTTTAAGTTTTTCCTCTAATTGTTCAGAGGCAGGAAGAAGTAAATCATTACCTTGATTACTACTTGATACTCTTTTAGCCATCCGTATCTCCTATTAAAATTCCCATTTATCTGATTTGTTGTATATGTTTTCTACTACGTTAGTTAAAGGACCAAAAGCCGCTTTAGAAAAATCCCAAGTTGCTTCAGGCATTTCACCTTTAACAGCATGACTTATGCTTTGACCATACCTTGCTAAGTTAGACAGCGATGGAGACTCTCCTGATACTGTATTCCAAGCCCACTCTCCTGCATTTTTAGAACGGGTTTCATAAATAGGAAACACTTGTTCAATAATACGTTCAGATGTTCCTGCTAATCCACTAGATAAAACACCTCTACGGATTAACTCAGCTTCATCTAAATAAGGACTAGTTTCTCCATACTTCACTAAATCTTTTAAGTATTGAGATGCAAATCCAAGCATAATCATAGTCGCCATCATAGCAAACGTATTGTACTTCATTGCGGGTGACCCACGTTTAATATATTCATTCCACAAACGAGGAATATGATTCGCTGTAAAGGTAGACATAAAACCCTGGAATTGGTTAAGTAATGCAAACCTTGGATCTAAATAAAACAAAGGTCTGTTAGCCGCTTTAGGCAGTGCAACAGCTTCATTAACAAAACTAAATTGTGCTTCTCTTAATTGAGATAGTACTCTAGCTTCTTTTTCTGGTTCAATATAACCTGTTGCTAATAAAGTTAACAGGTCTCTCACACCACTATTAGAAACATCAAGTCCTAAATTGCGTAGTTTTTCCTCTGCTTCTCTTTCTTCATTTGTTCTTGTTTTAGATTTAGGATCTCTATTGCCAAGAATAAAAAGATTGTCAGCAATAAAATCACCCGCAATAGCCGCACGAGTCGCACGATTAAAGTTAGTCCATCCTTGCAAACCAATTACTTTAAAGTAAGTTTCAGCAATTTTTTGATGAAAAGAATGAGTTTCTAACACACCTGTAGTTGTGGCCGCACCTACATCCCATTCATAAAATCCTATATCATTAAGTATAGATCGACCTGCAGTAGCGTATGTTCTAGGCTTGTTAGTAATACCAGAAGCATTAGTAATTTCTGTCATACCTGCACTAATCATACCTGCAAACTCTTTGCCTATCTTAGATAACCCACCTTCTTGACCTTTTTGTCCAAAGATTTGTTCTCTAGTTAAACCTCTAAATCCTAATGCTACTTCCACAAAAGAAGAGATTGTCGATAAAGGAAGACCTGCAAACATAGTAAACAGCATAAAACTTTTTTGAATGTTTTGTAATTTTCTACCAAACTCAGATGTTGGTCGCTTATAGTTACCTGATTCTGAGTCTAAATAATTTTTCATTCTAAAAGCAATTCTATTTACCTCTTGTTCAGTAAGCCCTTCTTGTTGCATCTTATCTAACATTTTAGAAACAACACCACCGTTTGTCCCTACAAACTTTTGATTTGCCACATACCTAGCCGCTGACTTTGCCGCTGTTGATACATTAGTAAATAAGTCTGTTTCAAAAAACTCAGATAAGGCATCTTGCTTAGACAAACCTAGCGTCCTACGTTTATGAGACATTGGTTGTGGCCCACCTTTTGTAACAGTAAACGCTTCATCTAAATCCATATCAGTTTCTAAAATTTTATTTGTTATCTCTACTGCATCTGCTTCTGAAAAGTTATATGTATCTTTTAACGCTTGTATAAATTTACTTCTATTTTTATATACTGCTCTTTTGTTAATAGCTTTATATTGTAATAAATAGTTTTTAAGTTTACCTAATTTAGGGTTATACACTTTTTGGTCTTTATGCATTTGGTCAGCTAATATATTTAAAGAAGCAATTAGTTTCGTTATTAAATCTTTTTTAGCTGGATCAGTAATTTTATCAATTTCTTTTTGATTTAAATTACCTTTTTTATCTACATAAGAATATATTTCAGAACTAATACGTTCTTTATCTTTTCTAGATGCCCTCTTACCATTGTTTAATTGCATAAAAAGATTATCTGGATCTTCACCTAATAAACCTTTATACGCTTTAAGTAAATGGTGTTTAAAGTTTTCAAAGTCTGCACCGTTAAATATACGTTGCAACCCACCACCAAACATATCTCGCATCATACGAGCAGTTCTAGACTTACGTAAAATTTCTTCAGTAAATGTATGGTGAACTTGACCTCTCCACAAAGCAGGGGTTTCTCCTAAAGCATCAGTAATGACTTCTCTACCTGTTCGTTTCTTTTGATCTGCTTCATGTTTTGCAGATCGTTCGTTTATACCTACAGAAGAAGGACTTGCTTGTGCTTGGTTACCAAAATGTTCTGCAATTTCTTCAGTAGAGTGAACATAAGCCATCTGTTTAGCGGCCTCTCTTGCTTCTTTCTTAGACATGCCGTCATTACGAAACTTAGCATACCATTTCTTTTCCATTAACTTTTCTTCTTCACGAGCGTATCTAGTAGCAGAGGCTACATCATTTGGATTTTCTCGATCAACACCGTAAGCAATGTTAGCCCACTGCGCGGCATCAGAAGCGGCCCCTGGAATTGAAAAAGCCCCACCTAAAGCCGCACCTGCTACAATTCCTGCAACAGTTCTCTCTTGGACATCTTCCCAATTAATTTCAGATTCAGATCCTATATCAGAACTAATAGCCGCAATTGCTTCTTGTAAACCTTCTGTCGCTCCTTCTGAAATAGAACCATTACGTAAACGTTTTAACAAATCAACAGATAGTTTTTTAAACTTTAATTGTTTCTTTGCCTCTACTCCTACATCACCAACAAAAGAAAGCATTTGACGTTTGGTAGCGTTTGTCAATACCTTATCTGCTTCAGTAGAAGTCATATTCTTCATTAATTCTTTTTTAGCGTTATTATATAATTCTTTTGTAGTACTACCTGTGATTCCTTTTAAACCTACATAATCTAAAGCCGCTTGTAAAACACCAGATCCAATTGCAGTTACAGCACTTCTTTCTTTGTCTGTAAATTTAATCTTCTCTCCCATTTCATTCCAAGCTTGTCCTGTGTAAATACTAACAGGAGCTAGTAAGGAAACACCACCTGTTAAAGGAGCCGCTACAGAAGAAGCCGCTATCATAGCCATATAAGGTAAACTCATTATTGTGTTATTAGCTAAGTATTGAACAGCATCACCAAAAGAATCAACATCTTTGTAGTCTACTAGTATTTTTCCTTGGTCAGCAATCCTAGCTTTTGCCCTAATAACACCAGACTCTCCTGCCCCATATAAAGACTCAATACCTAAAGAGTCCCCTAACAGAGAAGCCATACCCCAAGCATTATCTGTAAGACCAATCATTGCAGTATCCCAAGCAACACCCTCTTGATTAAGGGCTATACCTGACTCATTTCTATCTGTTCTTTGAAAATCAGACTTATCTTGGCTAGCAACAACAGCATCTTTTAATTGCTGACTATATTGTTCGTTATCTGCAATATATTCATCTACTTTTCTTGAAGCTGTTTCAAAAGGACTTTCTTCATAATCAGGAGAAGATTTAATAAACCTGTGGTACTCTTTAGAAAATTGAAGTTGTCCCCCAGGATCAAACCCAGGGGCAACTTCTCCAAGATTAGTTTTTGCTAACTCTCTAGAAAAATCCCTTCCTTCAGAATCTTCTAGTCTAATTATCTCACGGTTTCCAGTGGTATCCATCTCACCTGTGTAAACTACACGAGTAAAGCCCATGTCGTTAGCTAATTTAACAATTGCTTCTTTTTGAGCTTGACCGCCTAATTCACCAGATTGTTTACTAAAGGTGTCTACTTCTAAAGCATCTACACCTTGAAGTCTAAACCCCTTACCTTCTTTATTATACCAAGTATCACCATCATATGATGATAACCCTGTATCGCCAAGAGCCAACCCTTCAGTAGGTGCATCTGCAAATATATCAATGTCAACCATGTTAACTCCATCTATTGAGTATTTTGTGATAGCTTCTTTTGTTGTACATCTAATAAGTAATCTACAAATTTATAGAAACCAGTAGTTCCCTCATCGGGAGTATCAGCATCCTTATATATGTCAACTATTTGTTTATTATCTTCGTTAGCCCATTCAGCAACTGCTCTGTTAAACATATCTTGCCTTATAGTAATAGAAGGTTGACCTTCATATCGACCTGACATTCTAGCAACTCTATCAATTTTAGCAAACAATATATTCATTTTATCTTGATCTACATATTTTGGACTAGCTTTATTTCCATTAACTGCTTCTGAGTTTAACATAAATAAATCTGGTCTGCCTGAACTTTCACGATAAAGCTCAGATTCAAGATAAGGCTCTAAAGAAGTAATTTGAAACTTTTCTTTTTTAGCATCTTCAACTAATTGCCTAAACGCAGAGTCTCTTATTTGAAGAGTAGCATCACTATCTGGGTCTCTTCCTGTAGAAGCCGCCCATGCCCAAAAGTCTCTAGCCGCTTTGTCAGGAGTAATGGATGCCATAGATTTAGTCCATGAAACATTTTCCTCATCACCCTTAGCATTTTTAATTACAGATTCAAAAGTAGCTCTGTTATCCTTAACAAACTTAGCACGAGCATCCCTATACTCTTTTGTATTAGGGACTCTCCAAGCATCTTCATGATAAGTGTGATCAATAACATCACCATTACCTAATACCCATGCTTCAGTTTTATTAGGGAACTTTATCTTTTCTGCACGATATTGTTTACCATTTTTATAGTAAGTTTTAAAATCACCTGTATTTGTACCTTTACCTGAACCTGCATCAAGGTATGCTAAGTTACCAGTTTTAACATACGCGGCTCCTGCTTTTGGTGTTATCTTGCCATCAGCAATCATTGTACGTACTGCTTTTTCTCTTTCTGCTTTTGCGGCAGATGCAGATAAAGCTTTCTTTTGAACACTAGTAACATAATTCTTAGCGGCAAAGTTTAATGATCCATTATGAGAATAACCTAACGCACGAGAACCTAAATACAAAGCCATCATTTTACCAATTTCTTTTTTATCAAATAGATCAGAAAGACCCCATTCATCAAAGAAAGATTTAGCTTCTGATTTTTGTTCAGGTGTTGCTTTAGTGGAGTTAGATTCAACTTCTTTAGAATCTTGCGTAGGCTCTCCACCTTCTTCACCTTTTGTTATAAGACTTTGAGCCGCTTCAGACTTTTTCTCATCTGTAACAGCAGGAGCTTTTGGTTTTGCAGGAATATCAGCACCTTCAGATACTTCTGGAACTTCAGGTGGGGAAGGTGGTGTCACTTGTAATTCATCTTCTTCTGGACCATCCATACCAGAAACTAATCCAGTTTTAAGTTGGTTACGAGTTTGACGAACTTCAGCTAACTCACTTTGTATTTCTTGTTCTGGACGAGGTACTGTAGCCCCTCCTACTCTTCCTTGTTTCTGCCCCTCAAGAACATCAAGTTCTTGCAACAATTCGTTTTCTTTAACAGCTAACGCATCATCCCGTAATGTGAAGTTATCTCTACGAGCTTTACGTTTTTCTGGAGTATCATTTAAAATATTATCTAAAATTCCACCACTACCTTCTACACGCTCTGGTAATGATCTTGGATCTCCTGTTACAAAGTTACGAACATTTTCTGGAATAGTCATATCACTATCCCAACGTTCTTGTAAAGGTCTGGTGTCTCCAAACGCCCATTGCCTAAATTGTTGAGGGATAGATAAATCTTCTTCTGCTCCAGATCCTTCAGGTTGATAAGTAGACTCAACACCAAAGCGACTATCAACAACAGGTTGTCCAGAAGTGCTAGTAATAGTGTTTTTATTACCTACCTTTCCAGATGCCTCTTGATCAATCATTGCTTTTAAATATTCTACACGAGAAGGTGTTTGTTTTGCCCAATCAGAATTATCTAGTTCTTCTTTAGCTGTTTTATAATCACCTTTAGCTAAGGCAGATCTAAAATCTTTAAACTTACGAGTACCTTCAGTACCTAACTGAAAATTCATAGATACTAATGCATCTTGTAAATTAGTAGAGTAAGAATTAAATCCTGAGAAATTAGCTTTTGCACCCTTCATAGCAGTTTCAATGTCTTTATCAAACATTCCCATTACTTGATTATCATCATAATTAATAGGCATATTGCCTTTATTTAATTGATCAATAACTGCCTTATCTGTAATTTTATGCCCAATACCTACAGTCCAATTACCTTCAGTATCTTTATATGGTTTGTTACGAATATCTTCTTGCTTAACCAATAGTTCGCGTAAAGACAACATACGATCATCAACTTTTTGAGGAGGCTCTGCATTAAGAGTTCCAGGAGTTGTAGGTATTTCTGGGTAAGGGATACCTCCTTCTACTCTATCAGGTATTTCTTTAACAGGCACTATCGCAGGAGCCGCTGAAGACATACCGTCATCTACTTCAGAAGGAACAAATGGTATACCTAAATCTGGTGCTCTACTAGGAACATAGCTAGGTATTACAGCTTGTGCTTGACCTTTACCCATTCCCATATTAGCTAAAGCATTTTCTGCTATACGAGGATCTAATGCACCAGATAATACTTGATTTGCTAACAACTCTGACATTTGTTCTGGAGATAATCCTTCTTGAGCGTAAACAACACCACCTTCGGATTTATGTTTAACTTTACTACCGTAAGCCGCATACTCAGGAATAGTACCTCCCTGTGCCGCTTGTAAGGCTCTCCCTTGGTCGTTCATATCTTTTAGAATAGGACCATACATGCGTTCTGCTTCAGCGTTCATAACACGCTCTCCTGGGGTTAGCCATGCAGGTACAGTGTCTGTTCCCATTGGATGCCCTGGATGTGGTATTTCCATTTGCTTAGGAACATCAAACTCAATTGATAGCATATTCCCATACCTATCCTTTTGAGTAAACTTAGTTACATTTCCCATAGACATTCCTTGTGTTACTGATTGACTTGCAGGGATATACCCACCTTCTGAAAAACCGTAGTTACCATCTCTTCCAAAACCACTACCACCCCAAGAATCGTCTTGATCTTCGTCTTCTTGCTCTGCCCTTTCTTCTTGAGTAAAAGAAGAATAACTTGGACCAGAAGCAGGATTAGGAGGTGTAGTATCAGGAGAAACATTCTGACCTTCAAATGGGTCGTCGTCATCTCGACCTTGGTTAGATTCGTACAAACCCCTAACATCATCTTTTAAATTAGTGTTAATAGTTGATCCTGTACTTTGACTACGCCTTGGATTGCCTTCCTTATCTATATAATTAATATTACCACTGGCATCTAACCCTGTAATTATACCACCTTTTTCTTGAATGTCATTAACAAGCTTTCCAAACTCATTTGGATTTAGATTAGGTTCGTCACCTTCAGGATATATAGAACGATCCCATTCATAAGTAACATTACCAAACTGATCCCCAACAGCGTTTACACCTCTAGGAGCATTGAGGAATTTATCATCAGCTTCTTCAAGTGCTCTTTCTTGAGAGTCGAAAAACTGATCACTAAGAAAATTAGTTACCATAGCTCCAGGGGCAAGGGGATTTTGTCCATAATCTGATAAAAAGTTAAAGAATTGTGCCTCATATCCATCAGGATCAACAATACCTTGCCCGTAGTTTTTTTCTAAATTATCGTGATAATCACTATCATCAGAGTTAAAACTTATAGCAGGGATATCTTGTGTAGCTGTAGTAGGTACTTGAAAAGATCCTGTTGAGTCTATTGTTGGCACATCAAAATAACTATCTGTTTCTTGTTCTTGAAATTCTGGAGCTTCTTGAGCTTCTTGGTTTAAAAAACTATTAGCCGTATCAATTGGAACAAATCCAAAATTACCTAATGAAGATACTTCACTTTGATCTCTTCCTGTCCCACTCCATCCAACAGGCTGACCTTGAGTTACATCAGAAGGAACATAAGTAGGTCCACCCACTGTAGATGATCGTTGCACTGAGGCGTTTTCTACTTCCCCTGCCTTACCAGTAGACGGAGAGTGTGCTCGGGTACCACCTAAATATCTACTACCGTATAACGGAGAGTAAATAAAATTGGGTTGAAAATTAGGCATGGCCTACTCCTTATTTGATTCCAAATAGTTGCTCTAGTATAGATTTACCTTGGTTGTTACCACCA